CCTACATCCTGCATCGCGTCAACAGGAGTATATGTCTCTCTTGGCCTGAACATCTCTGCAAGATTATTCGCCATTATGCGTACCCCTGATAGCGTGAGCCTGAATTTTTGCTGCCTGAATCATAATAATTAACGGACTGCCTGCCGGATTTTTTTTCTGCCATCCCCTGCTGAAATAGCTTGTTCATTGATCCGAGCATTTCCTGATTGTAGTCATTTTGAACTCCTATCAGTTGCGCCTTGTTATTTCCTAAATTTGTATACCCCTGAGCCATCCTGTCTCCCTGTCCTTGATTAACCTGCATCATACTGGTGGCCGCATTTTGGCCTGATGATTTAATACCTGACAGTTTGTTATATTGGCCTTCTTGGTCATTGTTGAATCTGTTGTAAGCATTCTGGTATTCGTTAGACGCAAACCCCTGATTGTATCGAGCCGCTTCTTTTGCAGCCGCGCCCGATAACAAACCACCACGCGCAGCTTGGGTAGCAGCTATACCGCGGTTGCCCTCATCCATGCGGAATTGATAGCCGGGATCTTTCTCAAATTCCTGATTGTTGAACCGCTTCATCAGAAATCCGTAGTCTTTATTGCTCGCATCACCAGCAAGACCCATACGCATATTTAAATCAGTATTTGCAAGAGTGCCGCTCTCCATGTATGGCTGCATATCCTTGCGTGACTGCTCGTACATTTTCTTCTGCTCTTTAGCAGCTTTAGCCTGAGCTTTCTTTTGCGCCCCCGCGGCTTTCTTCGCAGAATTATTACCCATCACGCCGCCTACAACAGCAACAGCGGCAGCTCCAGCAGCAACCCATGTCATAGTATTTCTCCTTTCATATCTTCGTGGCTTAATTTCTCACGCTGGAACTCAAGCAGTGAGTCGTAATCTTTTGCGATAACATGATCTTCAATCTTCTCTAGGTCTGTTTCTTCAGTCGGGTGTATAGTTGTCCAAATACAATCCTCAACAATATACACAGCCCGCTTTGTTCCTGCTTCGCTCACAAAAGTACATGGAGCAACCAATTCTTTTTTGCCAAACTCAGTAGAAACAATAACCTTGCCTTGGCTGATAATGTTTAGATGCGCGTGCTTGTGAATCTTTCCTATAACAACAGCACCTGCGGGCATAAATATCTCGCGGGCATAAACAGAAGGCGCAAAGTGATGCGTTACAGGGCAGTCAACCTGCTCATGGCACAGAATCTCATTCTGTAATGCAAACACGCTCTCTCGGAAATTTCCGGAGACTGCAGAATCTTGCATGTCAGTCAGAATCACATCTGCCGCTTCTGACATCACCATCCCCTCTGAATCTGATAACGCTGACCACGACCCGCAGGAACTTCACACGTCAGAATCCTACCCTTGCTATTGATGCGCTTGATATTAGCCTTTGATGCCATCGCCTTCGCAGTAATATCCTGAGCAACAGCAGACGCAACGCTCATATATTCAGGGAGTAATTCAGCGGCAAGGTTCAAACGAATCATCCGCTCGAATCCAGGCTGCAAACTCAGTACATCAGTCAGCGCAGTGAACCGTGTAAACGGCTTATCCATGTTCAGATTAAGAGTACCTGACGATACGACAGGCCACACATAGACTTTTGCTAGCGGGCAGTCGTAATCAATCGCAATAGCTTGAACCACTGAGCCTGTGGTCGCTTTTAACGACAAGGCCTGATACTCAATCATGGTCAGAATGTCCACGCCATAATCAACACTGCCTAGCGTGTAGTAAGCATTCGTTATTTTTGACGGCCTGCCAGTGTTAAATACGCCACCTGTGCCGATTGTGTATGAAGTCGCGCCGGTCAGAGTAAAAGACTCTAATCCCACTTCGGAAATAGTCAGACCTTCGTTACTGAGCGATTCCATCAAATCATTCAGACTGACAAGACCATCAGCCGCCTCTTGAGCGGTAGGTGTCTCACCAGCCTGAATTGCATTGATAGTAACAAGCGAGCGGGTAATTATGTCGAGTGCCGTTGTCATAATCCCCCCGAAATTAAACGATGACGAATATCACCGCTGTATAGAATAAGTGGCTCATCCGTGAGCCTAGATCAATCAAGATGTAGCAAATGGGTCAGCGTTAGTACCTGAACCACAGTTAACGCCAGTGATTGCCCACTGAGTCGCGCTGATTGCAGTAACAGTAAACACGCCACCAATAAGACCACCTGTATCAGTACCATTCTGGCTGATAGCAACGTGAGTCGTGCCGTTAGCAACAAAGAAGTCACCGGAAGCCGCTACAGTCAAGTTGGCAGACATTACTCCACCAACAAGGAACACTGTAGATGCGCCAGTAATTACTTTTGCAGCGTTAGATGTTACCGATACAGTCTGCACGAAGGTGTAAGATAAACCGACAACAGGTGTAGGAAGTGTGTAAACATTACCAGCAGCAGCATCAAACAAGCAGGTAGAACCATGCTCTGATTGCAGCAGCGTACGGGTTGCGCCTACGCCAGAAATGACGTTACGCATGTAGTTAATAGGATTAGCCATGTGTGTTCTCCTTAGAAAAGATTCCCGCCGTTTCCAGCGGGGTTATGATTAGGCAGATGCGATACGGCAAGCCAATTCTGGACGAATCGCTTTGAAGCCATAAAGAACATCAACACGGGCTGGGAAGCTACGATCAGCGATATTGAAATCGCGCACGATGCTCATTGAGATACCATCCATTACTTCACGAGCTGCGAAATCAACACCAGAAGGCATTACCAAGTCAGCAGTTGCGAAAGTGAACGCGTCTTTGTGGAACACAAGTGACTGACCATAAGCAGTGCCAGCAGTGCCAAGGATAGTCAAAGCCTTGTCATTTGCAGCGCCGTTAGTCACGTTCTGATTCGCACCAGATGCAACGATGGCCGGTGTGAAAGTTATGCTAGTTGCGTTGGTTGCGTTGGTAGCAGTAGCAACGAACTGCTGCAATACACCAGTGTCAACCTTAGTTTCAGGATGTACACGATACACGCCGTCGATGGTGAACACAGAGCCAATATCAATCAAGCCAGTACCAGTATCAACTACCAGAGTCGATCCAGTCTGAGCGGTTGCGCTGTTAGTCTGATAAGACGCACCAGCGCCACGAGCCTGATTAGCAAGGTGAGTTGATTCGTAGAAATCAAGACCACCCATGCGGCTCATATAGCCATCAATGTACTGCTTAGACAGTGATTTTTGATCGTTGAAATTAGCCTGCAATGCAGTAACCAACGCAGCAGAATCACGGCTAGACAGCAAGCAAGTACGGTCATCAGGTGGAGCAAGTGCATCCTGCAATTTCTGACGAGCAAGCAAAACTTGGCTCATAGTGATAGCACTGTTCGCAGTAGACTGATAAACCTGTTTGATCATAGTCTGCAAGCAATCCGCTTCGATGGATGAAGCCAACACGCTCATAGCAGGTGCAATGATTCGCTTGCTGAAATCATCCAGTGACAAGGTTAAATCTTGTGAGCTGAAGTTAAGATCAACGCCTTTTACAGTAGCAACTTGCAGAGTTGTTGAACTCTCAGTTGTATCCTGTGCAACCATGTTCAGACCATTACGGACTGTATATTGATTGGGCAAGCGGATTTTCAGCGAGTCGCCGATTTTAGCGCCCTCTTTTGCAAAGCTGGAATCGTATTGACGATTAATATTGCTCAAGAAAGTACATTTTTGATGCAGGATTCGTAACGCTTCACGAGTCACTGCGGTAGGGGTAAGAATTGCATTAGCCATGAGTGTATTCCTTATCTGCCATAAAGTTGTTTATTGCGCCTTGCCATCCATTCATCTGCGCTGAGTGTGTCAGAAAGACCTATTTCTGCCTTTCCTTTGCCTAGCGTTTTTGAAATCGGAGCAGGTGCAGCCGATTTTCTTGGAGGTGTCGTGCTAGTAAGCGATGCTTCCAGCTTGCCAATCTCCACCGCTTGCCTCGGTAAACTTAAAGCTGCGATACGGTCAACATCTTTCGGGTTATCACTGAAGTGAACCAGTAGCTTGGCGCTTATGTCAGATTCAATAATGGCATCAGCCATCAGATTCGACATCTTCGGAGCGATGACAGTGCGGAACTCATCCGCATCGAAATCCTCTCCCTCTTCCTCAGCCTCGGCATAAATACTATCAACCTTTTGCGCTATGGAAGCCCGCGCTTGTTCCTGATTCTTAGCCTCTGCACTCTGTCTCTCTCGATCCAGTCTTTGCTCGACTATCGCTTCAATGTAATCAGCCTCACTATCAAACTGACTACGGTCTAACCCTTGTTGCTGTTGACGCGTTTCAGGCTGTTGGGTCAATATCCTTTCTAGATACTCTGCCTTGGCCTTTAGCTCGTACTTTTCACGAGTTAAACGGTCTATCCGCTTCTGAGCGCCTCGCTTTTCTTTCTCTTTAGCGGCTTGCTCTTGGGCTTCTACTTCTTCCGGTGTCGGCTCGGACTCTTTATCGACAGTTTCAGCATTCTCAATTTCCGTTGTTTCAACTTCATTGACTGGCGCTGCTTCCAGTTCGTTCTCAATCTCATTACTCATACAATCCCCAAAGGATCATTCAGCACTGACCGAGTGCAGGCGGTTCTCATGATTATAATTTGATTGGCAATCAATACATAATTGCACTAATATACAGTGCCAACATAAGGGGATAGCAATGATAAGACTAACGAAGCAACAACAGAAAGTCGCTGAAATGATATGGGATGGTTTCAACTATGATGAGATTGGAAACATTCTCGGAATCACGAATAGGACAGTAGTTGCCCATCGTGAGAACATCATGCTCAAGACTGGCGAGAAGAAAACGATTCTAGCCATCAGAAAGTTAATCGAAGTCGGGCTTATAACAGTAGAAGCAGGATAGTTACAGCCCTATAACCCCGCTACCATCATCAATTTCAGGATATACAGTAGGATCAACTTCAAGCTGCCTTGCTTTAATATCCATCAGCTTCAGGTTTTCAGCCGACTCTATTTCCATCTCTTTCAGCCGGATTTTCAGTGCAGCGTCAAAGTTTAGCTTCTCGCTCTCGGTTACATCAGGCTCGACTTCAGCTTGCGGTTGCATCTTGGCTTGTAATTCCATTGCCTTAAGCTCTAGCTCACGTTCAGCCTTCATCCGTGCCGTTTCAGCTTGGAATTGTTCAATCTGAACCTTCTGCGCTGCAAGTTGGTCTTGCATCTGCTTGTCTTTCAGTGCCGCATCCATCTGACCAATCTGTTTCAGCATCTCATCCATTTGTTGCTGTGATTGTTCAAGCTGCGCCCTAATCTCAGGAGGCATGGTATCGCCTTCTTCATCGTCCACTTCTTGCAGCTCAGGTGGTAACGCCTTATGCAAGCGTTCGGCAATGTCATCGGCATTCGGGAAGTCATAGCCGCGCATGATTAAATCACCAGCTACCTGCATCAACTGAGGATTACCCTGAACCATTTGCGTCATAGCCTCGGCAGCTTCCTGCCTGAGAGTCTGATAGGATGCACCTGCACTAACTACTACATCATAGGTTCCGACTGAAAGATCATATATTTTCTTTATGGCCCGACCATACTCGTCTTTTTCTGTTACATTCTGATTGATTTTTTTAAGACGTTCCTTGCCGTCAAGACCAAGAACTCGAACAGCTCTAGGGGTGTCGTAGATTTTAGGTATCAGGTCAACAAGTATCCGCGCACAGTGAGCAACTGAAATCTCTTTGTTGTGGGCATAGTGAAATGTGGCGTTGTCACCCTCTTTCTGACGCGCAAGTATTGCTCTTCCGCTTGTTTCGTTTGATCTAGCGCCAAGCCCTGCCTCGTGGATTGACGTTATATCCATCATGTCCTGTGCTGCGTTTTGCGCACCCTGCAACACACCAGACGGAGGCGGCTGAAACTGTGTCCGCTGCGGCATTGGAGCAGGACGGCCTTCTATGTCTGTCTGTTTGTACTCAAGATACGCATGATTGACGTTGTTAGCAGTTGCCCACTTATCCTCGTACCCTTCAAGCTGGCCTTCGGCAACCAATATCGGCGCTTTAGGTGTGAGTGCGAGTAATTCCGTTTCAGTCGAGCGATAATAGTTGAGCATCCGCTGTGGATCTTTAATCGCCCGTACCATGCCCTCGTATATCTGGCGGCCTTTGATTTCTACAGTGTCGCCGTAGATTGGAATAATCGGGATGTATTTACCTGCCCACTCTTTGCGGTCTAGTATTCTATCGCCACCAATCAAGCACCACTTTACTACAGGATATTCTTCTACTCTTTCCGCTTCAATCTTGGGATTCTTGGCATTTGCCAGCCCCTCATCATCAACAACATCGCCATTAGACAGCAGATACAGCTTCTTGCTCTTCATCTCGATGTAGAAGTATTCCGCACGTATGACAGTGTCTTTCGTCATCCAGTTGAATACATCATTGGTCTGGAATGGCGCGCCACCTACGTCTGAATCGTCTGGATACTCTTCCTCGTGTTGGTCTCGTGATACTTCCTCAGCGATTATGTACCACTTGGAATCAGAGCCATCAGGTTCACGGCTATCAGGGTCACGGAATACAGTCAGAGAGTTGGAAATCTTGTTTATGTAGATTTCTTGGTCGAAAGAGCCTGGCAGATAGTCAGTAGTAACACGGAAGTAACCAACACCACCGACCACAGAATAAAAGAAAGCATTCTGATAGGCGATGTCGGCATTTGAATTTGACTCAATGTGTCGGATAATTCCAGCGAATATCTCCGCAGTTTCTTCGTCAGCATAGTTATCAACAGGGCGAACCTTGCAGCTAATAGGGTTCTGTAGTGCGTCATTTGTGACCTGACGAACAAAGGACTTGGTGCGGTTGACCACCAAGCATGGGCGGTTTTCCAGCTCTCGATCAGCCTTGACGCGATTAGGCCACTGACCGTCACCATTGTAGAACTCGACATCTTCGATAAATAGATTGCGATTGATTGAGTCGTAATCCAGACTTGCAGCGTGACGCTCTTTGCATAGCCTAATAATTTTATCATCCGGTGATAACCCCGCTTCTATTTCTGCCGACATGGTAATCACCCTGAATCAATTCTCTGTAATTGTACAGGGTAGGGGTTTTGTTGGTTATTGTAGGTTGTTACATCATTGTAGTTGTTGCTCATCAAGCACGATGCCGATTAGAGCCGTTAGCTGTTCTGCTGAAAAGTCGCCATCTATTCTCATCAATCCTGAATCCAGCACATTGAACTCTCGCACCCTGACAAGGCGCTTGATGTAGAATTCCAGCTTGTTGTTTAGCTCTTCGTTTGTCATAAGCCACCTATAAATCAGTTGAATATGGGCAGTGATAGCCATCAACAACGATAGTGAACACCATCCCGCTATTGGTTGAATACTCGCACATTGTACGCAAACCGCCTAGATACTCACTACGTCCGGTGAAGTATGCCTTGCCATAGGCGTAAGCACTCGTAACCCATAGTAACATTGCTATAACTGCTATCTTTTTCATGACAAAACTCCTGTGTTAATCACTAACCACGTCCATCCGTTCTTAACCTCAACTGAAATGCTAGGGCATCCTGCCAATCCAGCTCTAATCTCCTCAATCTTGCGATTAGTCCAGTCGAAATAAGACTGGTTCTCAATTTCTGGCGCTATTCCTATTCTTAGCTTCTCAATCATGGCTAAATCTCAATGTTTGTTAAGAATTCGATTCTTAACGTACCATTGACAACTGTAATCCGTGGAATATACGTAGAGGGCAAGACAATGGGCGATAGAAACTACAAGGCAAGCGGTCAGAAATTCGGCGGTGGAATGAATGCGCTAGCTCGCAGCAGCGTATCGGCAGGCGTATCATCATATTCAGGATCAGGCGACAGCACAGCAGACGCGAAGGCAATAGCAGCAAACCGCGCAGCAATGGCTGGTAATGAAGACCCGATTGCGCGAGCAAATAGAATCTCAAAGGAAAAGAAAGCACAAGCTGAAGCGAAGGCAAAGGCAAAAGCAGCGGCTGACGCTGTTGCAGCAGCACAAGTACAGTAATCATCCCATCCAGCCTCCTGAACCCCTGCTACGATTAGTGGCAGGTCTTCTACCCTCTGTAGTACGTTCATCCCTCATCGACACAGCTAGATAACGAAACGCATCCGAGGCATGAGAAGCCCAATCGTGTTTTGGCAATGGCTTGAATTCGCCCATCTTGTCGTTGAACTCGCGCTTGTAATTGGTAATACACTCCCAGCCCCGCTCAGTCTTGAGTTTGTCAAACCAGCACCGAGGCAATAACATTCTGACCGCATGAATACCATCCTCAATAGGTATATTGGGCACAGTTTGGAAATTGATACCTAGCTGCCTGGCAGTTTCAATCCGTGAACGTCCAGAGCCAAGCTCTCTCACCTGTATATCGTGAGGCGCATAGTGCTTTCCGTAGACGTATCCCCTAGCTGTCAGCACGTTGGCATAGTGAGGTAATCCCTCACCTGTAGCCTCGTAGTAGTCAATGATTCGTATCTCTCGACCTACTGACTGATAGAACCATATCGTTGTCGAGTCTGATACGCCCAAATCCCACACGGTATGAACAGGCATAACAGGGTCATAGGGTATTCCTGTTCGCCTTGCACCTGATTCGACTAGCTGTAATTCACTCGCCCATATTGCGCCATCCGCTACCGCTTTTACATTGCCTTCCCATACATTGTCATAGCTATCAGGGTCTGTTTGCTGCATATGCAAGCGTTCAGACTCCAATTCTATCGGAAACCATGGATTATCGTGATAGTTGACCTTGACAGTTATGCAATCAGGTGGCCGAGATTCTACAAATCGTTGATATGTATTGTCATATTTTGTGGCAGGATTGAAGCTGACCCATATTTCTGACCCTGATTTTCTTATAGTTGGAATCAGAATATCCCATGATTTTTTGGATACTGTCTGTCCTTCTTCCACCCAACATATATCGACACCTTCGACAGACTTGATCGAGTCAACAGTATGGGTAGCTAGTCCTGAGAATATGATTAGAGTGCCATTGCTGCCTCTTATCTCTGTCTCGAGTACTTGATAATCGTCACCAAGTCCTAGCGCCTGTATTTGGTCAGCTAGTAGTGAGTGTACCGACTGTTTGATGGATTTCTGAATCTCACGGGCGCATAGTACGCGGATTGTCCTAGACTTTCCTATCAGTAGGATAGCTCTAGCGAATGACCAGCTCTTACTTGAACCTCGACCGCCGTATGCTACTTTGTAACGGTGTGGCTCAAACAGAAAGGCTAGCTTTTCGGGGAACTCAGCTTCCAGAATCATTGCTAGGCTTGATTAGCTTGACCTGTATCTCACTGACTATCGGGTTATCAGAGTCACCTGATAGCTCTAGGCTTTGTGCTGCTTTGCCATCTATCCGGTCGAATATCTCTTTTGCCGCAGGCAGGTCGCCATCAGCAGCCTTGTCTATCATTGCGTCAACGATAACAGCCAACATCGCCCGTTCAGCGAGTCGTTGCTTGATAACGCTACGAACAATTTTACCCTTTTCAGAGTTTCTATTTCCTATTGTACCAGCCATAAAGCAGCCTCAGTCAGTTTTGACAGGGATTCATTGTATCATGGTAGGTATTATCCACAAGTTACAGGTATGCACTCACAATACATGCACTTCACAGCCAGCCGCAGCGCGTCACCCTCTCCCGTTGTTTACGCTGGCAATCATGCCGACTATCAGCGCCTTGGTATATACGCAATATGTCTAATGCGGTCATTTGTCCATGAACCATAGCGGATCTGGATCGGAAACATAGAACCCCATCTCTGCTGCCCGTCGCTGCACGAAATTGTAGAACTTAGCGAATAGCGCCGCTGGTATCACGTCCCGCTTGCCGTCAAACCCCGTCGTTGTTGTCCGTGCTGGTACACGCATAGTGCCGCCCATCACTGGCTTGTCTACCCAACCGAAGAATTCCCCGCAGAACATAAAGTGTAAATCATTCTTTTCGTTTCCTGTCTGCTCTTCCAGCTCAGCATAAGCCACCCCGAACAGTGCTTTATTTTGTGGCGGCGTCCGGTCTTTTTTAAGCGGATCAATCGTTACCTGCCATGCCTTATCAGCTGGAAGCCGATCCACAAAGGCAAAAAGATTAGCCTTGATCTGGTCGCGCTGTTTGTCTGC